GTGGCGGGAATTCACCGGTTGAGCGCATTGAAAGTGAAGAACGCCAAGCCCGGTAAATACGGCGACGGCGGCGGCCTCTGGCTCTACGTTAAAAAAGACGGCCGCAAGACCTGGGTATTCAAATATACGGCAAATGGCAAGCGCAGAGAGATGGGTCTGGGCCCGGTGCACACGGTTTCACTGGCGATCGCTCGCGAGAAATCTGCCGCTTGCCGCCTGACTGTCCTGAATGGCGGAGACCCGATAGAGGACCGTCACAAAGACCAGCGTGGCACCATGACCTTTGAAACAGCTGCAGACGCCTACATCAACATGCACAAGTCCGGTTGGACAAATGCGCGGCAGGAAAGCATCTGGCGCAGATCTCTAGAAGACTACGCCTATCCGGTGATTGGCCAGCGAGACGTAACCAAAATCGATACAGACGATATTTTGAAGATCTTGCAGGATCCGTGGTCAACAAAAACGGAAACGGCAACACGGGTGCGCTCGCGAATCGAACGCGTGCTCGACTGGTGCACCAGCGGCGGGTACCGTAGCGGCCCGAACCCAGCGCGGTGGAAGGGTCATCTAAGCAACCTGTTGCCGTCGCCAGCGCGTGTAAAAACGTCTCGCCACTTCCCTGCCCTCCCTTGGCAAGAGCTGCCTGGCTTCATGACCGAGCTGCGCCAGCGCAAGGGTGTTGCCGCCCAGGCGCTTACGTTCCTCATTTTGACAGCGGCGCGATCGGGTGAGGTGCGCGGGATGTCATGGGATGAACTGGATCTAGACGACGCAATATGGGTCGTGCCCGCCGAGCGCATTAAAATGAAGAGAGAACACCGGGTGCCCCTGACTGCCAGCGCGATCGATGTCCTAATGGATATGCGTCAGCATGGCCAGAGCGGCCTGGTTTTTCCGTCTGTCCAGAATGGTAAGCAGATGTCAGATATGACGCTCTCAGCGGTGCTTAAACGAATGGACCGCAAAGACATCACCGTTCATGGGTTCCGGTCGACCTTCAAGGACTGGGCGTCTGAATCAACAGCTTATCCTGATGACGTAAGCGAAATGGCGCTTGCTCACGCTGTGAAGAACAAGGTGGTGGCGGCGTATAAACGGGGGGATTTGTTTGAGAAACGCAGGCGCTTGATGAGCGACTGGGCCTCTTATGCCAGCGGCGGCGCAGACAGATCGGCCGAGATTGCGACAATCCGTGCTTGAGGCGGTATTACTCAGCTGCGCCCTTCAGGTGATCGATGGCGACACGCTTAAATGTGATGATGAAAGGATCCGCATCGAGAACATCGATGCGCCTGAAACCACCTACCGCGCGCATTGCGAGTATGAGATCACTTTGGGCAAGGCGGCGGCCTGGGAGGCGATGGAGCTGATCAGCAAGGCCAAAGAGGCCCGTATCGTGCGCAATGCCCGGAAAGACTATTATGGCCGAACGCTCGCGTTTATAGAGCTCGACGGCCGAGATCTAGGCGAGAGTTTGATAAAGGCGGGCTACGCACAGCCATGGGCTGGGCGCAAAGCTGAATGGTGCGACTAAGGCGCGTCTTGCACGGCCACCACAATGCCCAGCGGCCTGCGGTCTGATGTGCCGGTGATGGTCTCTGTGATCGATGCGCCGGTCGGGATTTCCAGCTCGCGCAGCGTGACCGATTGTGAGGCAATGGAGCTAGCGCCCGCGATTTCCACACTGCTGCCATCTGTGGTGTAGGTGCCGGCCGTTGCGGTGGTGCGATACCATAGGCTGAGTGCCTGATTGCTCCCCGTGGTATCAATGGACAGTGTGATGTCGTTGTTATGGCCAGTGCCATTGCCGCTATCGGTATGCGCGATCACGCCAGCGCCAGCATTTGCAATATCCACCGGCACGATCAAAGTTCGTCCGGTATGGCCGCCAGTGACCGATAGCGTAATCTGAACGTCTGGCGTTAAGCCGCTTAGGCTGTAGGCAAAGATTTCATTCTGGCTGCCAGATGTTAAGTTGGTGGTGCTGGCAATCTGCGTGACCGTCACCGCGCCATCGCTGCACGCAAAGGACGTGATAGGCTCATCCGCGCCGCCATCATGTTGAGAGACAAAAACAACCGCAAAGCTTTCTGCCGGAGTCCAATTAAGCGACTGCGTGGCGTTGAGCGTGGGCGTGCCGGTCACGCTCGGCATGGCTAGGCTTGGGCTTGCGGCGTCCGTGCTAAAGGGCAGCGTGGTGGCTGTGGCGCTGTCAGCGCTATTAGAGACCGTTGCCGTTACCCAATAGTCTGCGCCAGCGGTCAGGCCCGATGCGAATTCATGCTGCGTCGTATCGGCCGCCAACGTCACGCTCAAAACAGGCGAGCCGGTGAGGCCTGAATTGTCATAGATTTCAAGCACGGTCTGCGTCTCTTGCGCCAGGCCGCTGTTGGGGTCGGTCAGGCCGATGGTCACGCCGGTCTGTGTGGTGGCAATTTCTGACAGCACCGGCGCGGATGGCGCAACGGGTGTGGGAGCGTCGGCGAAAGTGATTTTAATTAAAGCGCTCATATCTGTTTCAAAACTCCAATCTGCTTGGCGGCCATTGATTCCATACTTCCAATAGGGGCATGTAATGTCATATTGAATGACAGGGTATTTACTCATTTCTGCGCAGGTGCGCAGGTCATCGCGGGCCTTCATCAGCCGGTCATGCATGGGCCGCAGGGTCTCATCCCCGAACTGGATCAGGCTGGCCAGCACGCCTTCAAAGCGTTCCTCGGCAAAGACAATCGTGTGATACACCTCTAGCGATCGCCGTGGCCCCGTGCGAAACGGATTGTCTGGCACGCCTGATAGATCTAAGGGCCGGGCCTCAAACGCTGCCCGATGCTCTTCCATCCATGAGACAAATTCCGGCCGCCATTTTTCGTCGTCTTTTAAGCTGCGCCCCAGCTCCGTCGCCATGGCCTTTTGTTCATCGCGGCTATATTGGATCGCAATCTCATCGGTGTGGCTGAACCAATCATCCAGCGCCCGCAATTCGGCAAATGTCGCTACGCCCCCAAATTCCCGCTCAAAATACCCAAACCAGGCCTGGCGCTTGTTTGGCATGCCGCGCACCATGGCAGGGCCAAACGCCTCATAGGCCTCAAACAACGGCTTTTTCAGCGCCTCATATAGCGGCCTAAAATCCTCATAGCCCCTGAACACCATCCAGCCCGCGGACCAGAGAGCCTGCATATCGATGTGGCTGATGGCGTCGGCCGTATTGCGGTTGAAGCCGCTGGTATAATCGCGCGGCACCTCCATGATGGATATGTCCGGCAAGGTCGCCAGCCACTTGCTTTGCTCGCCTGTGTCCTTGATGGATTGCGCCCAATAGGCTTTGGGCAGCAGCCAATCCCAATCGCCAGCTGGCGTCAGCTCATGCGCGCGCCAGATCAACATCGTCGCCTTGGCCCAGCCACGCGGCTGATGGCGCTCAGGAACGAGGCCCATGCGGTCAAGGCCCTGGCGCTTGCGATCGGGCGTTCGGTTGCGGATCAGTGTGCTATTCACCGCAAAATGCAGCACGCGCAGGTGATAGGGGTCGCCGGTCAGTAGGTATTGCTCCCATGATGGCGCAGCGATGTGGGCAACATCCATTGTGCTATCACGCGTGTATTTTTCGTGCGTCACCGCCCCACCAGGCGGCATGTTGAGCAGCGTGTCAGCGATATTATCAAAGACAGAAACATCATTGCTCAGCGCGTAATAATCCTTGCGCATATCCGCAGGGCGGTAGCTGTCTTTATCTTCCTGGGCAAAGGCGAAAACCCCAAAGCTTTCCGCGCTGATGCGCACGTTTTCGAGCAGTGTTTCTTGCTCCTCTATCGACAGATCGTCATAGCCCGCCAGCTTGGCCAGCGCATTGGTCCAGTGGACCTCTGGATGGCTGCCCGTCGCGCTCATGCGGTAAACCAGCGGGCCAGGGTCGAGCGGGCTGTAGGAGTCCATTGCGCGCACATTGGCAGATATGATCTGGCGCGTGACCGGCCAGGGCTTAGGGCCACTTGTCTCGCGCTGCATGTCTGATGGCGGCACATGGATGGGCAGGTGCCCCATGGCCTCCAAATCTTCAACGGTACGGATATAGGGCCTGCGCCCCACCTCATGCGTCCATTCTTGGCCCGATGCATGGCCGGTCAGGCTATGCGCGGCCAGCACAGCGCCATCCAACATCACCTGGGCGGTGTATGGTCCATAGCGTGCCGCCTCAAAGCCATCGGCAATGCGGCCCAGCTTGGGGCTATATTGCACCACCCAGCGTTTATGTTGGGGGTGCACAAAGGCCATCAAGCGAAAGCCGTTCACTGGCTCGCCAATATAGACGCGCGTGCCGTCAATCCACGGGTCCAGCTCTTGGCTCAGCGTGATTTCAAAATCATCGATCTTGACTGACATGCCAGGGATATCCACCGCCGCGCTATCATCGGCAGGCGGCGGGTCATCGCTGCTGGGCGGATCGACTGGCTCATCAGCCGCAGGCGGATCAATCACTGGCTCATCAATGGCCATGTCCCGCATGATTATGATGTCACTGCGCAGCCGCTCTAGCTCGGCGCGCGCGCGGGCGCCAGCCAGGTCAGACGTTCGGATATCCTCGCCGATTTTATCCAGACGGCAATCCTCACGGTCTGGCCCAACCGGCATGTTGCCGCAGATTTGGGCCTCAACCGCAGACGCCCAAAGGGTGGCGGCCAGGGCGAAGGCGCTTATGAATTTAAGCTTGGTCATTTCATGTCCTTTGGTGTGTTGCCTTCGCACTCAACTTCAAAGGCAATGTTGTTGAGCGTCACTTGCGCGCGGGTTTTTTCGGTATCCAGCGGATGCGTGAAAACCGGTTGATACAGATCGCAGAAATTAGAGATCGTTACGGGTGTATTTTTCTGAAACAGCGCGCAGCCATTCAGCGTCATCAGTGCCGCGAGCGCGAGCCACACGGCGGAGGGAATTGAGCGTGCCATTTTGCACCTTTGCAATTGCGATGGATTCACCGGCGTCTAGCAGTTGCTTGCGCTCGGCATAGTCTGTGAGGGCCCTCACGATCTGCGCGACCGTGAGGATTAATTTACCCCAAGCCATTAGTCGGCGTTCTTTGGTGAGCGCCACACGCCCACCAAAGCGCCAAGGGGAACAAGCGCGATATTGATGGCAACAATTGCTGCGTCACCGGCCTCTACCACCTTGGTAATCGCATCAATGACGCCAGTCGCGGTCACACCATCTGGCACGCTCCAAAATATCATTGCGATGGACAAAGCACTGGTGAGAGCTGTGCCAACGGCGCCGCCCCAAAGCTTCCAATATCTTGAAAAACGAAAGTTAATCATTTGAGTTTCTCCATAAAAAGAAGCCCGCGTGATGCGGGCGTGTTAGGTTCGCGGCCGGTTAGGCTCTGTTATTGTTGTCTGATGTAAAAAGGGCCTGGCGAAAGCCAGGCCAGGTGCCGCCGCGCCCTGTCATGGGGAGGAGCTACGCGGCGGAGGAAAAAGGCTAGACCAGCTCCCAATGCACCAGATCGTCAAACGTCTGGTCATTCAGATCACCATCGCTATCCCAATCATATCCGCCGCGCACCGGAATGCGCAGGGCAATGGCGATCAGGCGGATGTGACCAGCGAGCAAATAGAAACGGCGCTTGTCATTCCAATCGATGGGCCAGGGCGCCAAATCGATCGCTTCACTTGGTGTGCGATTATGCTTGCCGTGCGGCCATTGCACCTTGGATGTGCCGCGCGCAAAGGCGGCGTCTTGATCGCGCTGATTGCGATGGCCCGCCAACACAGCGATGTCGATGGGCGATGTTTTCAGCGCAGCGCGGGCGAGTAGCTGCAAATCGAGATGGCAGGTGGCCAGCCGCGCCTCAGACGTGTCGCCATAATAAAACCCGCTCATCAGTGCAGCGCCTCAGCCTCTAGCGTGCCGTTCATAATCTCCGCATCGTTGATAGCCTGGATAAACGCCTCATCATCCTCAGCAAGCACCTCAATGCCCACATTGCCATCCTCATCAATACGCACCTGGCGCGCGCCTTTGATGGTCAGGGCAACGAGATAATGATTCATGGCGCGTAGCCATGCTCTTTCGCCAGAAACCGCTCAATACGCTCAATTCTGGGGCCTCGACGCACTTGATTGCTCTCTATAACATCACTCTTGGTCTCTATCCGCGTGAGCCTGTCACTGAGCTTTTTGCCGTCGTCTGAGTTAAAGCGTTTGGCACCGGCCAGCTGGGTTGCCACTTTAAGTTCATCCATGTCATCCAGTATCAAAGCGTTTTGTGTTTTCAGCTCAAACATGGAGAGCTGAAGAGCGGCGATAGCTTTCTGGTTCGCTTCACTCGCTTCCTTTTGCTGGCTTTGCGGACCAACAACGCCAAGGGACCAAAGGCTGCCCAAGGCCGCTAAGATGATCGGGGACGCCCACCCTTTCCAGTCGATCCCTTTTTCTTGCTGTGCCAGGCCTTGCGCAACGGCCCTAGCAATCTGCGCCTTATCGTCTGTGGAAAGGGTCATTTAAAATCCATCATGAGTGTGAGGAGCCAAACGCCGCCGCCAGACGGGTTCGGGGGTGCGGCCATGACGCGAAAGTTTTTACCGACCTTCACGCCGACCCCGCCAATGGGTCCGACCGGCTGGCCCTCATAGCCCGTGACAACGCCCGCAGCGACGAACACCGGCCAGCGCGGATGCTCGTAGACGCCCGCCGCATAGGTGCTGATGCCTGCCTCAGAATTGCGATAAACGCCCGCCTGCACGCTAATCTGCTTCGTACATTCCATGCGCGCGTAAACGCCAGGCGTGATCCATTCATAAGGCTCGCCATTTTCCATAGGTCCGCTGTGCCAGCTCACCAGGTGGAGGCCGACTGCCGCAAGTTTCGCGCATATGGGCATGGCGCTAGACCACCAAGCCCCAGCGGCCAAAGCCGCCTTCATCGCTTGCCTGCCGTGTCGCGTTGTCAGAGCCAGTGGCAGCAGAATTCCACTTCCATATCCCGCTGCCGTGAACGATGCACAGGATGCCGTCTATCAAGTGTTTCTTTTTGAAGGTGCGCATGTTGGCAATGCTGACCGCCTCAAGCACATGGACGGAGCGCTGAACAAGGCGCGTGTTGCTGCCGTCATCAAGGGCCAGCACCCGGTCGCCCTCTGCGGCGGTGTCGCTGCCGTCCTTATCAACGATGTATAGCCCGGTGTCGTTCAGCGCGACCAAGTCGCTGTCCAAATACTCTTGGTCCCGCGCAGCAGCAGCATCAAATTTGGTGGAAAAGCTTGCCGGACCGCTCTGCACCGGGTTGATCGTGATGAAATCAATTGCGCCATGCGCGTGCGTGCCAGGCGTGGAATCGCCAGTGGCAAAGATTTCAACATCTATCCTGGAGGGGTAATAGGTTGTGCTTGCAACGACATAGCTTTCCTCAATCACTTGGATCGAGCGGCCCACCACCCAGCCATCAGATGGATCAACGATGTTGGTGCCATAATGGCCCGCCAAGGTGGTAAGCAGCGTGTCATCAGCGCTGTATACTTTTAAGGAAAAACCTGGCGCAAAGTTGCCATCGAGAGATTTGTAGCGGTACTCAAAGAGCAAGTTAATGCCTGGTTGAATCACACCTTTGGGACTGATGATATTGGTGCCATTAAAAGCGGGATAGAAAACCGAGGATTTTCTGATTTTCAGAACATTCCCGCCGCGTGTCGACTCGCTATCTGCCTCAATCACCGCAAATTCGGCGGCAGTTGGATCATCACCAAGAACGCTGTTGATATCCCACCCAATCGGCTTGCCGTCTGGGTCCAGATCTTCAAACGCGCCATTCTCCAGCCAGATGCCGTCTTGAATATCTTTCTGCGCATATTTGCCCAGCTCGGCGATCCAGTTTGCTCCATCAAAAAGGAACGCTCTCTTTAAATCCGTGCGGTAAAAGCCATCGGCGGCCTTAGGGTTTGGCGGAAACTCCGTGCCGCGCGCACGATCAAACGGCACAACCCGCAGGCGGTGCACCCTGGTCTCGCCCGATACGGCGTTGTAGTTGATGCCCATCATGGCAGACACATAATGCGAACTCTCATGCACAGTGCCGGGGTTGGCGTCGTTGGGGTGGTGCCCGCCATTGCCGCTTGCCGCTACGCCACGGAAAAATCCGCGATATGTGACAACCTCGCCAAGCGCCGGCGTTGCCCCCGAAGCACCAAAATAATGCTGAGAGAATAACGTGTTGTTGCCATTGGTATCGACACGCGTAACGCCATCTGCGGCCAGGCCCTCAATACCAATAAAGACCGAACCAGAGCCAGACACCCGCTCCACAATGGCCTCAACCATATACAGTTGGTTCGGATCAAATGGGATCAGCTTTTTGCTGACCAGCCAGCGCTGATCGTTTCCAGACGCGTTGCCAATTTGGATTGATTTGCCGCCAAAAGCCTCAGGCCCCGTGTTGGTGACAACGCTGATCTCGCCATTGCCAGAGCGCGAATGGTAGGCCTCTAAGACGGCGGCCTGATCCGCATAGGCGTCAAAGGCGTCATCAAACAATTCAAGCAAGCCCGCACCGTCATCTCCTTTATCGCCCTTGTCGCCCTGATCTCCTTGGTCGCCCTTATCACCTTGAGCGCCGTCCTGCAGACGAACAACCGTGATGGTGTCTGATAAGCTGCCGGCTGTGACCGTGACGCTGACAGACTGCAGGGCGCCAAAGTCTGCGATATCCAGTGTGCGGGCGTTGCCCGTACCGGTTAAGGAAACGCCGCCTGTCACACTCCACACCACGGACGTGCTAAGATTTTGAGATGTAGCCGTGAAATCAATGCTTTGCGACGACGGTTGCGGCGAGCCTGTGCCGTCAAAGGTAAAGGCTGTTGCGGTTGAGTTAAGCGAAACCAGCTCCGCATTAGCGCCCGACCCATTGGCGCCAGCGCGGCTTTTCGCAATGGTGTATTTCTGGTCGATCGTAACGCCGTTATAAACCGCGCGCAGCACGGCGAACCCTTGATCGTCGCCCAGGTCCGTCACATCATAGTTGCCTTTGTTGGCGCCGGATGTGTCCAGGGTCAAGGCCAGCGACGGGGTTTTACTTTCGATCGATAGCGTGGCGCTGTCCGTCACATCTGTTGTGCCGGCAAAGACACGGAAGGTGCCGCCCGCATCTGTATAATCGCCGCCGCTGCCATCGGCGGCCGTGGCCACGGTATGTGCCTCATTGCTCAAGGCGGCGACATAGGCAAGCACGCCGTCTTCACCATCATTGCCAAGCAGAGCCATGAAGCTATGGGTCTCAACAATCTCACCGCCTGAGACATGAAGCCCGAAGACAGCCGCATCTGTCGCGAGCACGGTGAAGTCCAGCGTTCCACCTTCTTGATCGACAGCCTGAATGGTGTCGCCGACCTCGCGAAAAAGAATAAAGTTTTGATGATCGCCGCGCGCGCCCAGCGCCTGGAACCGCCCGGACGGTGTTTCGTCTTGCACGTTTTGGGCCGAGAACATGATGTAATAAACGCCGTCTGCGCCAGCCGGCAGGGTGACGCGCAGATCTGTTGCGATGGTGTAGGTGTTGCCATCTAAGTGGCGGAATTCCCCAAATGGGATAGCGCCGCTCAGAGCCGCATCTGTCGTAAAGCGCAGATTGCCCTGCCCGCCGATCGCGCCGGGCGCAAAGTTTTCTGGCCCAGCAGACAGAGGCCTGAGTAAGACATCGCCTGTTGTTATGACTTGGCTTGACCAAGGGCCAGGAACCTCAAACGAGCTGATGTGCCGCGTTTCGACACGGATCTGTGTGCGCGGGGGAAAGCCAGGCAGGATTGTGAGGGTGCCGCCGCGTGCCAGCGTGGGCCCATGCTGGTACTCTGTATCGACAACGCGGCGATAGCGTATCTCCGTCGCCTTCACGCGGGAACTGGGCAGCGTCCACGACACTTCTATGGCGTTCTGCTTTTGTCCTTCATCCCCGGCAACGGTGACGGCATTAAGCGCTAAACCATTTACCGCCACCTGGGTGCTGGGATCAAAGCCAAGCACTTGCCCAATCGATCGATTGGGCGAGACGGCCTGCGTTTCATCATATATTGACGCATTTTCTTCAACCAGCGCCAGCGATGGGTAGGCCGCCGGGGTTTTGGCAAACACGTCGCAGCGCATCACCTCGCCGGCATAGCCATATTCAGGCAGATCCAGGCGCACCGTGTCAAAGCGCTCCATACCGTAATAGGCCCAGGAGACCGGGCACTCAAACACACGGTTGTAATTGGAGCGCCGCAGGTACTGCCTGGCGGCATATTGGGCGCGCTCCTGATCGGTATAGAACGGATAATCGATTGCGGTTTGTAGCGTCGCCCCGGCTTCGGCCTGCAACGCAGGATCCGCGACCACTGGCCAGGGCGCGAGTTTGCCAAGCGCGTCTTTAGGCGCGCAGCGACCGATGATCTGATTGAAGACCTTGTCATAGTCGCCGTACTTTATGTCCGGCACGCCGCGCAGGTCACTGGCGGTGATGATCCAATCGGGCACCGACAAGTCATCGACAGGAATACGAATGGTCCAGCGGCCGTCTAGCCCGCGCCCGCACCAGCCGCCGCAATGAGCCATGATGGTGCGAATTTTGTCATAGGGGTTGCCGGACATGTCCAGCACACCGGAGATGTGGTAGCGGCGCTTGCCATTGGTCAGCTCGTCGGCGATGTTGGCGGCGATGATGAAGTCGGCCATGTTGATATTGGCCGGGTCTTCGCCGATGCCCCAGCGCAGCGTCCCGTTTTGAAACTCACCGTTGCCCTGGAACTCACCTAAGATGATGCGCAGCACCACCAGCGCGAGGTTTGAGCCCAGCGGCGTTCCAGCGTCGTCATACTGCCAATTGACCTGGGTATCAGTGCGGTGATTGCCAGCGCCGCCGACGGTGCTGTCCCGGCGAGGATCGTAGACACGAGCGGCTTTTCCCCAGGCGCGGATCTGCGACGTGAGAATGTCTGGGTTTTCTTGACTGGGCGTGAATTGCCATCCGCTGTGCGCGCAGCCTAGGAAGGCGCCATCCCAGCTGGTCTCAGGGAAATTGAGGGGAGGCTGAACAGATGTGCCCAGATTTTCGCGAATGAACAGCGCGCCATCGCCGAAATCACCTGTCCCGTCACCGTTGGTTTCGGTGACGAGAGTGTCATTGTGATAATACTCGTCGATTGATTCCACGCGGTGTGATGCGTGATGCGCGATGTAGAGCACGGACTGATCTTCAGACCCGAATTGCTCCACATAAACGCCCTGCATCGCGTAGAACGTTTCACCAAAGGCAAAGATTTCTTTGGCTTCGGCACTGATGGTGAGGCCGGTTGTTAGATCCTGCGCAGTCTGGGCCAGGTCCGGCTTGTTGCCCTCCAGCAGACTGCCGACAACACCCAGGCCCGTGGCAAGCCCCGCAACGCTCGCCAACGTGCCGATGGTGGTGCCTAAAATAGCGGTCGACGCGATCTGCCCTAGACCGGGTATGACATTGACCGCGATGCCGGCGATGATCGTCCCGGCCTTTAAGATCGGCTTAAAGAGCTTACCCATCGAACGGCACCTTCCAGGCGCGCTTACAATCGAATTGCGACATCGTCACAAACCCGGTTTCACCAAGAAACCAACCGCTGCGCGCAAACAGAATGCCAAAGCAGGTGCCTGACTTATCGCCGTACTCGAGAACGTCGCCGCGCTGTGCCCGCGAGGGATGCACGGGATTGTTAAAGTGCCGGCGCATGTAATTGTAGAGCGTGCCTGAGCCATAGTCGCGCAGGGCTTGGGCGGCGGTGAGCGGATCTACGTACTCTATTTCATGGGGGTTTGTGCCTGTCATCGCTTCGACCGCGCCAGCGACAAAGCGCGCACAATCGAAGGTGCCCCAGCGCTTCTCCTGGGCCTCAAGCATGTATTTGCTCAAGCGATTTTCCCAATCTGGCCGGCGGATCAAAACCCAATCCCTCCGACCCAGGGGGGCAGGGATATTTTTTGCTGAGGGGTTTGCGGCTCAGACGGGCCGCTACGGCCGTTGGAGGCGGCGATCAGATTGTCGACGGCCGTGTCGCCTGGGTGAATTTCTGAATGGCGAACCAGGTAGCGCGGAACGGCATTTAATAGCCGTATATCACGCCCGATCGTCAGCTGGATCTGCGCGTCCTCGGCGCTGGGCGTGATGGTCAGTTGCTTCATGACGCCGGTGGCATAGCGGCTGACGGACGCGTTTTTATAATCGCTGTCCAAATACCCCCACCACACATAGGCCTTGCGGCCTTGAAAGCGGCGGCGATCACGCAAAAACTGCAGCGTGCCCTCGCTGTTGAGCCCAGCGCTTGCAAATTCAATAATACAATCGGACACGCCTTCGGCGCTCTGTGAGACCGGGCCCAGCGACAACACCGGCGCGCTGCCAAGGCTATCAAAGACTTTGCCGTTCAGCGCCGCATCCGTCGTATCAGCAGGCGCAAAGGTGCCTGGCCCGGTCCATGCGGATATCGGGTCGTCTTCAACGTCCAGATAAATGGCGATGACAGGCCGCTGCACAATTTCCTGCGATCGAGCCGTCATGGCGACGGGAAGCGATAGGCTCAATTATAGGCCTCCACGATATCGATGGTGATGTCTGAAAACAGGATGGACTTGGCAAAGCCGCGCTCGGTGCCGTCGATGCGGAACACACCGGACGGATTGGTGTAATTGATGACGGTATTGTCTGCAGGTGCCGCCCGTTGCGGCACATCCAGCGGCAACGCGGCAACGCCGGAACTATCAGACACGATATCCGCACTGACACGGTTGAGCTGGTCTCCGATCTTCAGCCATTGGCCTTTCTTTAAAATCAGCTCGCCGGGTTCCCACCCATCGCTGTTCACCGACCCGCCAAACTGATCCGAGCCAACAATCCGGGCGGTGCCCACAAATGATGGAAAATCATAGCCGCGCGGCGAATAGAGAAAGGTCTCAGGCGAATTAATGAAGCTCTCTACCTCCAGCGCATCAGCGCGGGTGAGCGGCACAAAGGTGATGGTAAAGCGCCACTTGCCGCCATAATCCTGAACGTCACCAGCGCCGTTGATTGGAGAGAAGCCACTGGTTTGAAAACGCTCCAGACGCGGCGGCGCGGAGCGAATATTGGCGGACGGAAACTGGATCATCCGGCAGCCTTTGACAGGCTCGCCAGGCGCATATCGACGGTGCCGCGGGTAATGGCGGCAACCTCCGTCTGCATGACCTGGCGCAAACGCTCCAGCAGCCCATCCTGCGCGCCGCGCGCATCGATGTTGACCGTGACACCGCCGCTAGGCCCAAGTTGATCGCCTGGAATAATACGCCCGCCCATCCCTGGAGGAACAAATAGCTCTGGCCTGTCCTCGCCAACAACACTGATCCGGTTAGACGGCGGCATACCGCCTTTCGCAAAGAAGCCGCCGAAAACGGAGCTGATGGCCCCAAACCCAGCACCGCCGCCGCCAAAAAACATGCCAAAGACGCTGCTGAAGATTTTTTGAATGCCAGAGGAGATGACGCTTTGGATCATCGACTGGATGGTGTTCGATACAGTCGATTTGAGCGACGCAAAGAACCCCTCCCCGCGCGCCACACCAGCGCCGACACTGTCGCCGATCGAGCGGCCGAGATCTTCAAACCGGTCGCGCATGGTCTCTGTCGCGCGCTCCGTGGCGGTCAGCAGCGGCCCATAGGTATTCGCCTCAACCTTGATATCTGGGATCTGCACCTGCATCGCTGTTTGCGTGATGGGCGGCAGGGCAATGGGCGTTGAGAGACTGTCTTTGAGCCCCTGAACGGTCTCCTTGACCTTCTCCTTCATTCCCTCAGCGGCATCAGCAAACTTTTCTGCCGTGTCGCCGAACCGAACAATCTCCCTGTTTGCAAAGGCCTCCAGCGTGCCGGAAAGGCCCTCCATTTTCTGCTTCAGCCCCTCCAGGCCAAGCGCCGATGCCACCTTCTTCGCAAAGTCAATGGCGCCTTGAATTTGGTTTAACAGAGCTTTGATGGTCAGGCGGATTGGCGCCACCAAGACATCAATTAAGATGCGCCCAACGGACTTCAGGGCATCCATGATCGTGTCTCGGAATATGTATATCGAGGTCGCGGCCGCCACCAACGCGGCTATGGCGGCGACCGTCAAGCCGATCGGGGATAGAAGAAGTGTTATCGCTGCAGCCATGCCCGACAGCACCAATATGACCGGGCCGATTCCGGCGGCCAGCGCAGCAATGACGGTCACGACGCGAAGAATAGCAGGGTCTACCTGCGCCAACTTTTGCACAAGGTCCGCCAGGCCGCTGCCCATCTTGGTGAAGAATTCCAACACACCGGACCCTGCAACCGCGATCTGCAGCGCCTCAAACACCGATACCAGGCGCTTGATCATGCCGTTAAAGCCCTTCATCTGGGCCTCGGCAATCTTTTGCGCGGTACCGCCAGCGTTTTCGAGCTCCAGGGTGAGCTGGCGCAGCGCGCCTGCGCCCTGACTGACCAGCGCTGCCATGCCTGGCCCAGCGCGATCGCCGAACAGTTCCAGGAACACACCCGCGTTGTCCGCATGGGGCGCGAGCTGTTCAATCACTTGGTTGAGGGGGAGGAGGCGGCCATGAGCGTCGGTAAAGGCCAGGCCTAACTGGCTCATGATCTTTTTGGCCTCGGAGGAGGGGTTGAGCATGCGAGAAATTGAGCCGCGCAACGTTGTGCCGGCCATGCTGGCCTGAATCCCGGCATTGCCGAGCAGGCCGACGGCAGCGGCCGTTTCTTCAAACTGCACACCGGCGGCAGCGGCAACGGGGCCTACATAGGTCATGGCTTCGCCGAGCTGCTGCAGATTGGTGTTGGAAGACGTGAAGGTTTTCACAAGCACATCATTGACGCGCGACAGCTGCTCAACCTCCAGGCCGTAGCCCGACAGGATGTTGGAGACGATGTCAGCTGCTTCGCCCAGTTCAATCTGCGCGGAGGCGGCCAGCTGCAGCGTGCCTGGCAGGGCCCCTATAATTTCATTGGTCTTAAAACCAGCCTGGGCAAGAAATCCCATCGCAGCGGCCGCCTGGCTTGCTGAGAACTGCGTTTCGCGGCCCATATCCTTTGCCAGCTGCGTCAACGCCTTTAGCTGTTCACCCGTGGCGCCAGAAACCGCTGCAACACGGTTCATCGCCGCCTCAAAATCTCCAGCGGCGGTGACGGAGAGCGCGCTGATGGCCGCAAGGGGCGCTGTCAGGTTCAGCGTCATTGCGCGGCCCGCACGGCGCATTTTTTTAGCTGTTTTATCTACCGTTTTGCTCATTCTGGTGAGCTGACTCTGCACGTTGCGAATACCTTCGCTAAACGCGGCAGTGCTCATGGCCAAATTGACACGAATTTGTCCGATCGCTGAGCTAGCCGACATACGCTATTTCCTGTTGGTTACCGCGGCCCATTGAGACAGGGCGTGCGCAATGTCTTCATCACGCATGGGCTCGGTGTTTCGCCGTTTCGGGATTAACTTGTTGAGTTTTGGTATTTTCTTTGCCCGGCGCAGCTGCTCGGCGAGATGAACGAGCGTAACACTATTTTCATTCTCGCGCTCTAAGCGGCGGACAAAACCATTCAGGGCGTGATAAACGAGGCGGGGCGTTTGATCCCAATAGCTCGCAGGCGCAAACCCACAGGCCACCCAGTCCTCATAGATATCTAGCCAGCTTCTTGGCTGGCCTGTGGCTTTCCCTCAGCTTCTGGAAACGCCTTTTCCATGGCCTTGCCTACCAGCTCTGAGATTTTTACCATCCCTACGGCATCGATAAGATCACCAGCCTCATCCATAGAGATATCTTCGTGAATTAGACCGGCCCAAACGAGCTGACGCATTAGTTTAACGCCCGCCCTTGATGGATCGACGATGCCTGCGATGCTCATGCCGCTAACATCTTCAAACGCACACAAGGCATTGGTGGTGAAAACGAACTTATGCTTGCGCCCGGCGACGCTGAAACTGACGCCTTGCATTAGACAGCATTCGCTTGAACAACGGCACCAGCCACGCGTAGCGTCAGTGTTGCTGTTTTCCGATCATCAACAGGAACGTTTCGTTCATAGCCCTTCAAGACAGCTGGAAACGTATAGGTTTGGTTTGTTGCAGAGGGAACGGTGATGCGCACAGAGCGTTTCTGACCCAGCGCCGCAACGATGAAAGCATCTGTTGCAGACCCTGGCACCCAGTTCATCTCAACAGTAATTTCACCGCTATCATTTAGTCCAGCACCATATTCTCTGGTGCGATCGGGGCTTTCATAGTGTGAAAGCTCAACATCATCAAATTGAGGGTTTGGCAGTCCTGTGACAAAGCACTCTGCAAGCTTTGTGTAGGCTGTCCCCGTGTTATCAGAATCGATCTCTACAGTCGTTCCGTAGCCAATGTCACCCAGTGCTGCAGGCATGACTAAATCTCCTTGTTCTTAGTCGTTGATGTAATGAGTTGTTAGAAGCGCCAGCGTCTTTTGCGGCGCGCGCGCATTCGCGCTTGACGCTTTGCTGCTTTTTTAAGTTTGTCAGCCAACTGCACTTTCACGAGCGCCACGGTGCTGACCTTGTGGCGATCCCACGCGGGTCGCATATAGGGCTGAGCAGGGTGCTGCTTTGCGCCAAACTCCTGCATAACAGCTTGAGGGTAGCCCTCTTTTGTGGGGCCCATGTACATATCAACCCAGTCTTCGGCCTCCTGGCGCGCTTGAGACGCTCGCCCGGTTCTTTGAAACCTCGAAATCTTGATTGATGTACGAAGGTCGGGTTCCGTCGTCCGCGTATCATCAGGCGCCAACCTCACGGCCGTTTCGGCCATTGGCTCCAGCGCTTTTTTCAACACGCGGCGCACAAGACTGCGCCGCGTTGTTTCTCTATCGATGCCTCTTAGGGCGTCTTCTAGCTCCTTTAGGCCTTCAACCTGAATATCAACTTTTGGCACTATTTTGGACGGTGCCAGACCATGAGGTCTATCGATACGCGATGGATGATCACCGCGTCACGGTCCTCGTACATGTCGCGGCGACTGTCGACGAAGATACGGTTAAAGATCGTTGAGCCTTGCTCAAAAGGCTCATCAATCAAAGCCAGAGCCGCTGCAGCGATTGTATCAGAGGCGGCAAAGCTTATTGCATCGCAATCCATTTGAACTCGCGCCATTTGTGCCTCAAATCGGCCCTCATAATGCTCCTCTATTTGACCTGAAATCTGCTGCAGCCGGATGGCCGGCAAGCTTTGGCCTTGCGGAATAACGTTCCAGGCTACAGGTACAGCAACACCCAGCAAGCGCGCCCTAAGGTCTTTATGCACGTGCCATTAGTCCTTGTTAAAAACTGCTGCCGTCGCTCTCAGCGCATTCCAGCGTTAAAAACTGTCGCCGCATGTCTCTGTCTGTGATCGACAGAATGTTTAGGCGCTCATCGCCCCACTGGAGGATCATGGTTTTATCGAGACCGTCTACATAAGGGACGATGACCAGATAGGTTTGCAGCGCCCTTAGCTGTCCGGTCGATGCACTCTCACGGCCCGCCACGGGTTTCATGGATGCATAGAACTCACGATGCACTGTGAACTGCGTCGATCGCTGCCCAAACTCATCTAGGTCCTCTGAGCGCTTTAAGATCGCCACGCGCTGATTGCGCCAACCAGCACCAGGCCTCATCCGACGCGCTCCATACGATATTGCCCCAGCAGCTTCTCCGCTGTGATGGGCAGGTGCGTGATCGCGCCTTCCACAAAGCCCTCACGGTGAAGCCAAGCCTGGCCAATGCTGATCAGCATGGCCTGGCGGATCGGATAAGGAACCGCATTCCAATCATCGCCATAGCCTGCCTTAAACGTGATTTTGACGGGCTCAGAGCGCGTGGCGCTGATATCCGTCGGCCAGTCTTGATTGCCGAGCAGGCGAATACAGCCCCAACTGTTTGTTGGGCGTATCTCCTCATAAACGGTCGTGGTGACCGTGGTGAGAACATCCTGCTCGTTATAATATTGAACCGCCGTGACCATCTGTAGCGGCGGCAGCGGCACACGGATCTCTGGAACAAACTTCTCTAAGTCGAGAGACCAGGTTTGCGATAACAGGCAGCGACCCAGATAACCGCTATCGCCCTCCAGCTGCTCGCGTGCTGACATAATCAGAGCCAGCAGATCTGCGTCGTCGTCGTTGCCGATGATGTGCAGACGCTGTTTTACCTCCGGTAGAGACAGGGCCTCATGATCCGGGCCTGATAGCTTTGTCAGCGTCATGCGGTCTTAGTCGCCGCTCGACGGATTGCCGCCCGTTGCGGGCTTTTCCAGCGCTTTGTTTGCCGGTGCTTTTTTGGCGGGCGCCTTTTTGGGAGCCGGGGCTTTTTTGGGCGGCGTCTTCTTAGGCGCAGGCGCTTTGCTGGTCTCTGGTTTTGCTTCTGGTTCTACAAGTACACCCATCCGCACCAGGTGGGCCACATCTGTGGGCCGGGCTTCACGGGTATCGCCTGGGCGGTATTCTTTATCGCCATCATGGCGCCGCGCTACGATGTAGGCTGTTAGGGACATGTCTCTCTCCAAAGTGGGTTAATGGCGCCTGCCCAGGCCGTAACCTGGACAGGCTTCTCGGTGGTTGTCCGTTAAGTGACGCGGCCAAAGTCGCCGTAGACAAAGGATTCTGGACGATACACGGCAAGGGCCAAGCGCTCCTCACCCAGAATGGTGATCATGTTCTTCTCAAAGTTATCCTTGTTCTCTGAAGAGGTCATGATGGTGGCCTGCATGCGGTCAAACACCTGCGCGGCCATGGAGAAAGCACCGGTGAGGAACTTATCCACCTCCATCGCCTGTGTGGTGACCACGGGCAGCCGCCATAAGGTTGGCGGCGTTGCACCCTGCGGCTGGCCGATGATGTAATTGTCGTTACCATCCTTGAGCATTTCAATGAACGCCCAGTCGATCGGGTTCATGACATGCCCATTGGCAGGATATTCAGCCAAAGCGGCCTGCAGCTGCGCCAGACGCATCAAATCGATACTGGTGGCACCAGAAATGGCAATTGGCGCTGAATACGCCGTCGCCTGAGGCACCAAACCAAGAATGTTCTGGCCGGTTCCATCGCCATTGAGGAGCTGGGTTTCCTCCTTAAAGGCTAGGCCGTATCGCAGCTGGTTGTCGATCATAGATGCGAGCCCAGGTGCATCATCCAGGATCTCCATCGACGCCTCCACACGGTGCGCAATCTTGCGCACAGGGGCGGTGGCAAGATCAAACTTCATGGTGCTTTCGGGCTTTTGAGCGCCCTCCGCCACCATAGCGGCGGCGTTTGTAAAGCCGGTTTGCTGCACATACTCAATCGACTTAGCGTCGGTAGTGCCCGGTGCCAGCAGATCGCGAATGGTCATTTGCCGCTGCGGCAGCATGGCCATGGGTGATTGGACACGCTGTTCGCGCGCCAGATCCCCAGCAGACCCATCAGCATCAGTCGTTAAAGAGGTAATAGCCTTCAGTTCAAACTGGGCCGCCATGCCAACCTGGCGAAGCCGGTCTTGCATGGATTTAAACTGCTCGCTTTCAACGTACTGCTTGCCTGGCGACAGCGCTTCTTTTCTGTCGTCATTGGAGCGAGACATTTTCTGCTGCAGCTCAGTAAGGATGGCCTGCGTTTCATTCATTTTCACCAGGGCTTCGTCGGCGTTTGCCTTTAAAGCCGTCGTGAGCTCTTCATTTTTGGCGGATTTGCCAAGCGCTTCTTCAGCGAGGCCCTTGACCTCGTCCATGGATGTGTCGAGCAGGGTTTTGACTTCGCTTGCCAGCTGCTCAGCTGTTTTCGTTTCGGGCATATGTGCCTCCTGATGAATTAAACCTAAGCGCTCAATTGCGCCGCGAGGGCTGACAAAATGTCAGCGCTAGACACATGCTCAGGCTCACCCTGGTCGGCATGCGCACCGTCGCCAGACTCGCTCTGGGATGACGGGATGTTGTGAAGTTGAGACAGGCCCTTGCTGGCAACAGCCGCCGCCAAAGAGCGGGAAAAACCGCCCTCTTCGCGCAGGAACGCCTCAAACTGTTTGAGTGACGGCAATTCGCCGTCTGATAAGATCGATTTTATCGCCGAAACCGTCGCAAGCTCATTCATAGGGAAGGCGACAAACGACACTTCCCAGAGATCCGCATTGACGATTTCTCGCACGCCGCCCTTCCTCTGCACGCGGCCAACTTTATAGCCAATGCTGAGCCCGCGCAGCGCGCCATCAGAGACAAGCGCGTGCGTGCTTTTGCCCTCCATAGAGCCAAGTGACAGCTTGCCCTTCGCATAGAGGCCTTCGTCTGTTTCGCGCAGATCTGTCCACAGGCCGACAGGACGTGCCGTCGAGTGATCCATCAGCATGGGAACGGATGGCTTTCTCTTGATAGACTCTGCGAAGGCACCCGGCAGGATCCGGTCGCCACCTGCATCCACATTTCCATAGGCCGCGGCCAGGCCCTCAACCTCGCCACTGTCCGAGACGTCTTTACACTCCCAGGCAAGATCAATTTTCTTCATTTTGCGGTCCTTCTGCGGTTGCGCTTTGCTGACTGGCGAGCGGCACATTCTGCATTTGAGTTCGAGGCACATCCCCGCCTGGTAGCGGCGCTAAATTTTCTTTGGCGCGCACCTCGTTGACAGTCATGACACCGTTGCGCAGCATCCGCTCATAATGCGCGCCGCGCGCTTTTTGATCACCGCGCAACAGGCCATCGACATTGAATTCAATAAACACACCATTGGCGCGGTCTTGCGGCGTGAGCAGCTGCTTCATCAGCGCTTGCTCTAGCCGCCGAAGCCGCGGGCGCAGCGCGTATTTTTGAAAGCCGCGCGTTTGCTCATCCAGGCCGGTGCCCCAGCTGGAGGACTTTTCGGTGTGGCCGACCATATGCGGCGGAACGCCAAAAATGCGGCAGATTTCCTCGACGCTAAAGCGCCGGCTCTCTAAAAGCTGTGTGTCTTCTGCGCTGACACTCAGCTGCTGAAACGAAACGCCATTATCCAGCACCATCGGCCGGCCAGCATTGACCGCGCCGACATATTTCTCGCGCATCAACGCCTCGACATCGGTGCGCTGCTGAGGCGTCAACGGCTTATCGTAAAGGAGCAAGCCAGAAGGGCTCACACCATTGGCAAAGTGCTTATCTGCAGCCCGCTGCGCAGCAATGGCCGATCCAATTGCATGACGGCAGAGACTTAAAACAGACGTGCCGCCTAAAGGACCACCGCCAAACCCTCGAATATGCAGCATATCCGATTCAGTGGCGCGCCTTCGCTCGCCTTCAAAGACATAAATATATTCTATCGCGCCGCCCGGAACGCGCCGCACCTGCATATCTTTGGGCGGTACCGGGCGCAGGGCGATGACACGGCCGCCGGTTCGAATGATTTCTGCAAAAGCGTTGCCATAAAGCTCTAGAGACGCTTGCGCGTACTCCCAAAAATCCAGCGCGCCCTGATCGTAATTCGGGCTATCGTGCAAAATCGTATACAGCGGGTGCTGTGAATAGGGCTGCGGCAGGCCGTCAACTTTGCGATAGACCATCAATGGCAATGACGCGACAGTGCTGGACAGCAGCCGCACACATGCGACCATAGTCGTTAAACCGAGTGCGCTGGCCTCACTGACACGCTCGCCGCTATGTGCGATCTGCGATTGCGGGGCCCAGCCTTGCGGATTTGAAAGGCTGAGGCTGCGCCTAAGGTATGTTATTGCTTTGGTCAGCAGGTTCATTCTTGAGGCTCGCAATCCAATCGTCTGTGTTGTCTTCCTCAATCGCCTGCAAACGCAGCCAGCTGGCCATCAGGCCGGCATCGATCCCGTCTATTTTCAGCGATGAGTTGGCGCGCTCTTTTTTGGGCAGCAAACTGCCGTCAACGCGGCGATCGACCACCACGTTCGACGCCATCCAGTTCATCACCGGGTTACCTGTATGCCTAAATTTGCGGACCTTGACGCGGGCCTCTAGATCCTTTGCCGGATCTGTGTAGTATTTCGCGTTTTTGGGCAGCTTTTTTGCTTCAATGCCGTCTTCATTCAGGCGGCTGACCATGATTTCCGCGCCGCCATATTGGTCAAAAATCGGTTCGTTAAAGCCGGTCTTTTCACACAAAGCGCGTAGATCCGCCTCTATCACCGCGTGATCGATAAAATCGCCTGGCGTGGCGATAACAAAACCTTGATCGACCCAGGTCTGATACAGGTCTGCCTGCTCTTTTTCTCGCAGAATGACCATATCCTCAGGAATGTAAAACCTTACAAACCAGTAGACGACGTCATCCTTGTAGGCCTCGACCACCAGCGCGGCGATATCGTCCTTATCGGCCAGATCGATGCCTATCCCGGTCACGTGCCCGATGAAGTCATCGAGCTCCAAACTTTCATCGCTACAGGCGGCCCATTGGGCAGCGTTGAGCCAGGCGCCGGCTGCATTGAGCCAGATGTTCAGGTGCTTGGTCTTAAAGTTGCCTTCACTGCCCGGATTGCTGAGCGCCTCTTTAGCCTTGGCGCGGATATAATCCAGCTGGACAGACACCCCTAAGAGCGGGTTCGCCTTGATCCAAACCGCTTCATCGAACGGATCATCCCCCTCATCGAGCGTGTAGATAACGGCAAACACATGATCGAGCTCAACCACACCGGCGAGCATCTTGATGAACAGCTGCCTTAGCTCATAACAGGCGCTGGATAAATTAAAGCCCGCCGTGGTGATGATCGCCATCAGCGGGTTGGTCCGCGCGCCCATGGCCGAGTCCATAACATCATAGAGCGCGCGATCTTTATGAGCGTGAAACTCATCCAAAATCACCGCATGCGGGTTGTGCCCGTCTTGCGTTGACGCCTTTGAGTTGATCGGCTGCATGAAGCCGCCATTATCAACGCTTTCAATCGACCGGGCCCACACCTTTAGGCCGAACGCCTCTATCATTTCTGGCGTTTTCAAGGCCATCAGGCGGGCGGGCTGGAACACTTTGTCAGCCTGCGCGCCTGTGGTCGCGGCGATGTAGATTTCTGGGCCGACCTCGCCTTCGCAGTTCTGGCAATAGTGCGCCACAATCGCCATCAGCGTCGACTTCGCGTTCTTACGCGCAACCTCGATATAAACCTGTGTAAAGCGGCGTGTCTCGTCTGACTTTTTGCGCCAGCCAAAGATGCAGGCAAGCCAGAAGATCTGCGCGGGCTCAAGAACAATGAGATTGTCTTCGCTCCACTTGCCCTTCACATGGGGCATCTTCTCGCCAACGTCGCAGACATCATTGGCATACCAGGGGTCAAACTTGTACGGGTAAGCCTTGCGCCGCTGTTTTTTAAGGTCAGACAGGTGCCGTTTGGCGGCCTGCCTTACATAAAGGCTGTGTGTTTTTCCTTTCTTGTCAGCAACGGCGCCGCGGGCGTAGTCGTTGGCGATTTTCGCAAAATCTTTAGCGTCTTCCATTGCCCGCAAATGGGTTTGTTTTTGGCTTCTCCGCAGGCGCCTCTATGACGAGGGTGCGGCTGCTTGCGCCGGCGATGCCTAAAGCAGCGGCCATGGAGTTGATCTCTTTGATCATGGACGCGGGTGGCGCAATGGGTGGCTCGGCGGCGAAACAGGTCAGCGCCATACTTTCGAGCTCGCAATATCGGGCAAAATAAGAGCTATCGACACCCTTTGCTTTCTTCGCTTTCAAGACGTTTGGCAGCTCATGCTCCCACACCGCTTGACCGCCTGGGCTTAAAGTATCTGGGATTTTGGGCGGGTCGTCGGGAACCTCATACTCGATCTTATTTGCATCGCGATCATTGCGTAGGGTTCCGCGAGCGGCTTTCACACTGGGCGCTTCGGGCTTTCGTCCTCTAGCCATTTTGACACCTTTTTTCCCTTTCTTTTCAATTAGTTAAAACGTCACGCAGCAATTCTGCACCCTGGCGACCTGTAATTTCGTCCGCGCAAAAAAAGAGCTTCACACGCGGTCTCCGCAGAAAAAGGCCCAGAGGTTTCGACCGCCCCCCCAGCCACTCAACGCGCCCGTTTGGCGAAGTCGCTATCCTCTTTGGCTGTCTTCCTGCTGTGGCAGACGTTGCAGAGCACCTGCAGGTTATCGTCATCGTCTGAGCCGCCGTCACGCCGTGACACCTCATGATCCAGGTGCGCCACCCTGATCGATCCTATCGCCTCTTTCTCGCTCAGCACTACATCGCAGCCACAATGCGCGCAGACCGAGCCGCGCTCTATCACCAGCCGCATCCGCCTCTTGCGCCACGCCCGGCCATAGCCTCGGCTGGCTGCGTTGCCACGCTTACGATCGAACAACGCTTTGCGCTCGCGCTCTTTGGCGTGACGATCGCGGCCAGGCTTGAGCGCTGACAGCGGCTTGCGTGCCACTTATCTGTCCCCAAAGAGGATCTGTGTCATCCGCTTGATCACGCGGCCATTGCTCAGCGTTGCCTTCAGCGACACGCGGTAGCTATGGCCCTTCACACCGCCGCCGATCAGCACAGTCACCACATTGCCCGACGCACTGTCGCCGCTAAACGTTAGCCCAGCAGGGACAACGCTAAACTCCCGCAGCGCAATCACATCGCTGCCAGACATCTCGCTTGACAGATCCCAGCTGTGATCCAGCACGCTGTCTGGGTTCTGCAGATGCACAAAGTCCATTAGCTGGCCCGAAGGAACCCGCTGGGCGCTTCGATGGTAATGTCTGAGCCATCCGTTGTGCCCACATAATCATAATAGCCCACGGGGACGATCTCGCTGTCATCGCCGGATGTCGTGTCCGGGTCATAACAGATCAGCACCTTCTCCATAGTCTGATTGCTCGCGCCGCCCGCGCTGGTGAACGTCTGCGCTGGAAACGGCAAGTCCCGTCGATTGTTGGTATTGTCCGGCGCTGGCAGCGGCGCGAGCTCTGCGTCCGTCACCACCTTGCGCGCATAGTTGGTAAAGCTCGCTTCCGTATTGCCCGCCTGGGCCAAGATGTCCGCCAGCGTCTCATAGTTGTTCAACGTATCATCCGCCTCAGCCGCCACCAGCAGCACCACGACAAACGCGCTGTTGGCTGGGCTATTGCCTTCCACATTATCATAGAACGCAACGCCGCGCCCCTTTGCGATATTAAAAATGCCGTTTGCCATGCTGCTTCCTTGCTGCTTTGCCTTAAACGATCACGGTTCGATTGGCCGCTTCGGCCACATGAGTGCGCCTGGCCGACGGCACCAGCGCGGTCAGTTGCGCGCTCAGTGCCAAGGGCAGGTCCGTGCACTGCGCCTGGCCTAACGCACTGGCCTTTGATGCTGACACGCTAAAGCCCAGCGCGATGTCCAGCGCTGGTGTCAGCCCCGCCGCCTTGCCCGCGGTCATGCCGATGGCGCTGGCCGCCTCGCTGGCCAGTCCAATCTGTGCCAAAACCGCGCTTCCCAGCGCTGGGGCTTCGTCTAACGTGACTGCGATGCCGAGCTCGGCCGTGCGTTGAGACGTCAACGCAAAAGCGCTCGCGCTCTCGCTGGCCAGCCCAAGCTCAACCAGGGTGATTGCGCCAATGGCCTGCGCTTGGTCCGTCCCCAGCGCTGGCAAGAGCGCAACAATCTTCTCCGCTGCTAGCGGTTGCGCCAGTTCACTCGCGCCGCCGATCCCCAGCGCGCCCAGCTTCGTTGCCGACAAGGCCTGGCCAGCGCTGGTCTCAGACGCCAGCCCTATTTCCACAGTCGTGCCCGCCGCCGGCGCTTCCCCGGCCACCAGGGTGGCCAGGTCCGCATTGCTGGGCTTGTCATCTAGCAGGCTATAAGCATACAGCTTGAGCACGCCCGGCCCGTCGCCGATATACAGCTCATCCAGCGCGCCAAAGGTGCCCGCCGTGTCGGTCAGTGCCGCCGCATTGTCGATGCTGGCGCCAAAATCATCTTGATCAAAGCCAAACGCCACATGCTTGATCGTATCGGTCTGCGTGGCGCCTAAATTGACAATTTCCGTGGTGCCATCGTGGGCCACGGCCTGGATCTGGTTGGCCGTTTCATTGCGCGCAATCGCCATGCGCCGCGCGGGCGCCGCGTTGCTGCGCAGGCCGATGATATCTCCGCTACCATGCAGCGCATCATAGCGCGCCACCAACGCACCCGCCGTTTGGGCTGAAACGCTCAGGGCCGTGATAACATCAGCTGCGCGCGAATAGCCCGCAATTGCGCCGTCATAATAGCCCAGGTTCGTAATTTGCGCGCCGTAAAGGTCAGCGATCGGCGCGCTACTGGTTGTGCGGGCCTCAATGGTCAGCCCTTCGATCGTCATCGCCGCATTGGCGCGCGCGGTGACACTCTTGCGCCACATGTCGGCGCGCACTTCTTCAAATTCAGTGCTGATAAAGGTATAATCGCTGCTATTAGACAGGCCTATACCGCCGCTACCCCCAACACCATTTATATTAAAAAACCCGCCGCCGCCCCGAAGACTTAAGCGCGGCGACATCGTGCGCGTTGTCTCATCAAACCACCAAGTGATGGTAAATTCATCATTGGCTGAAAGCACAAGATCATTTGTGCCATTCCAATCTCGCGCGGCGTGCCAGGACTGGCCGTTAGATTGCATGCGCCCTTTGCGAAAAATACCGTCTTGACCAAGGTCGGTTAGCGTCACACCGCCACTCGTCCAGTTGCCAAAAGACACCGGATATTCGCACACCTGTTCCGCCGCGCCGACAAGCAACAAATGCGGGTTCGCGCCCGTGCCTTCATCATGGCTGACATGGCCCGCCCCCGCCAGGGCGGGTACGCCATTGGCGTCATAGACCGTCTTGGCCGCATTGGCTGCGATGGTCAGCCCGCCATCCGCGCCATCGGCAAAATCATGCGCCTGGGCCATGGGCTAGGGCGCCGGCGTCATCACAGCTTGATAGCCAGCAATCATCGTGCCGGCCTCTTCGATCACCTGGCTGTAATTCGTCACCATATCGCCAATCCGCGCATTGGTCTGTGTCAGCAGGTTGATCGCGCTGGCAAGCGCCGCCTGCTCTTGCTCATCGCTGCTCGCCGCCGCTTGGGCCGATAGCCCGGCAAGCACGCTGGCATTGGCCGCTTGAATGGCCTGCATGGCGTTGCGCTGCGCGAGGGCACCGCCCAGCATCGCCTGCGCCTTGTCTGCCACCTCCACTTGCCGTTCTGGCGACATCTCGGCGAAAAACGCGGTTGGGATGCCCAGCACCTGCGCGCGCACCAGGCTGCGCAGCGTGCCCACCTCCTGAATGATCGTATCGCTCAGGAAGTCCCGTTCTTGAATGGCGGTGGTGATGGCGTTGGTCGCCGCCAAAATATCCGCCTCGCGCCGCTCCTGGTTTTTCAGCGCGCTGGGCTCTTCTTCCAGCAGCTTGCGCTTATCCGCATTGCTCAGCGATTTGAACGCAGCCAAAATCCATGTGCGCAGGCTGGCAGGCACCAGGCGGGCCAGCCATTGCAAGAACAGATCGTTTAGATCGGCATTGCTCAACGCCAAAATGTCGTCTTTCACGCTCATGGCTTTCTCCAATAAAAAACCCGCCGCAGCGCGTGGCTGGGCGGGCGGTGCTCTGGCCTGGCGTCACTCAGGCGTCTGCTCGGCACCATCCGCCGTGCGCTGCCTCCGGTTGATCTGGAATTCATTTATCCGGCTATCAAAGCCGAACCCAGCCAGTGCGTCTTTTCCGTTGATGGCTTTTCCCGTCAGTCCATTCTAGCGCTTCTACTTTCAGCGCCGCAGAGCCCCTCACCCGCGCAACGCGCGGGCATCTGGTTGCAGGTGCCGGACTTGCACCGACGATCTACTGGTTATGAGCCAGTCGAGATAGCTACTTCTCTAACCTGCATAAATCTGTAGGGGCGCTTGCATTGCACTGGCGCGCCCCAGCCAGCAAAAGCAGCGGGATGGTCCTGCCAGCAATCTTAAAATTCCAATAAAAAACTCCGCTGGGCCTATCGCCGAGCGAGGCTTCCTGTCGCGCTGGAGCTTTAGCAAAAGCCCTGCGCAGTATGGCACGTTTATGCCAGAAAACGCGTTCAATGTGAACACACAGAACAAATACAGATCATTTTTTTTCTCTAGACTTTTCTCGGATCTCTGACCGCCGCTCGCTCAAATAAATGACTTCAGCTAGGCGGCTCCCTAAAAGGGTGCAAACAAAAATTCTTGTCTTTGCTAGAAAAGTGAATAAAAACAATAACATAAAGCCCATAATTGCAGTGATTGCGACAACCAAGCCTGCATCCAATGTGCGTTGGTTAGCTGAGTAATCCGACTTTAAGTGGTCGCCAGCCAACCATAGAACGCAGAACATCACGATCAGAGTAAACGCTAGAGAAACAAAGACTGCACGCGATCGCCTTAATACGAGATCAGTAGCCATTGCCGTGAAGCTAGCCCTATGTACCAGCTTTTTCTCCTGAAGCATCTCACACCACATCATTTCAAATGAATAAGGGAACAATTTCATCCCATGTTGCGGAGGTTCGATTTCTTTTTGTCCAGGATGCGGAAACCTGTATGCAAAAAACTCTAGCTCATCCTTATTCATTGTTTTTAATACAGCTAAAACTTCAGTCAAATCGTCTTTACTGCGCAACTGTGCCAGCGCCAACTCACGCAAGACCTCTGCCATCATGCTGTCCGGATCTGCTTCTTGGGCCGCCTCGGTCCAGTCATGGAAAAAACTGAGCTGGCTATAGCTAAATTCGTCTTGAGGGGGGTCCTCAACCTCATGATAGGCAACGCGCACGCGCCTCATATTTTCTTGCAAATTGTCGTCGCCTCGCAGGGCGCGCAGCTTGTCCAGCTGGATCTTCGCTTCTTCACCTAAGAATTTGCCGCCCTCTTTAAGCGCTGGACTGTACAGATCAGCCAGCGGCATTTTGAGCCCAAACGTCACTGCCTTATTGGCGTGAGCATCTACGGGCGGCTCTTCAGGTTCTTCACTCATCACAATTACCTAAAAAAGATGGCGAGTTTCCCCGCCATCTTCAAAATGTGTTAACCTGCTTGCTTCCAAGCTTCGATCAAAGACCCGTGATCAACCAGGAGGTTATGCCATGCAGCACTTTTACACTCTACTACCAGAAGACTGTCCTCGTGGCGGAGTATGGTTTGCACCCGATCACGAAGCTCCGCTGCCGTACCCGAAAAATCAACCCACCAGACTGTTTCAAGAACGCGCGCTGAGCGGTTCCCAATCTGCCTCATGTGCTGATCCATTTCGTGATGGGACGGATGCGGCCCGTTAAGATCATATGTTACGGTAAAGTTAGCCATTGGTGATTACCTTTCTTGGCTTGGTGCCAGGAAGGGCTTGACGAAGATCACTCCGATCTGCTTTACAGCAAGGGTGATCACGCCCCGCCCGACCCGGCGGTTTCTACAAAGGGCCAGCTTGTGCAACCAGGCTGGCCCTTAACCTTTCAACAATAATTTGGCGTTGTAAGCAATGGAGCTGGCGCTTTAATTTGCGCGGTTCTCCACAGAATTGTAACAAAAAGTGCCCCAATTCACCGCTGAAGCACGTCCGATCATGGAATCACACTGATTCCAGCACCATCTTCGTCAACGCCCGCCGATAGCGCAGGCGCAGCGCATTGGCACTCACCTGGCCGCTCTGGTAGCCCAACTGGCGCCGGGCCAGCGTGAAAAGCCTATAACTTGCCCCGCCCGCTTTGAGCACCAGCACCACGCCTAAAACGCGGCGCTGCTCATTGCTAAGGCATGCGGTCCACTCCAGCGCTTCATCGGCCAGCTCTATCTGCGCCCGCGTGGCCGCCAGCGTGATTTGCCGTGTCTCGCGCTTTTGATCATCGGGATCCACATAGCCCGCGTAATCCCCGCTATAGCCTTTAAACATCGGCTCTATCTTTGGCGCCAAAAAGGCAAGGTCGCGATCGGGCAGCCGCTGATAGACCTGCACCGCATCGATCAGCCGCGCTTCAACCATGCTGCGCGCATCTTCAAGCGCGCGCTGGCTCGCCCGGTAATCGCCTGGCTTTGGCTTTGACTTGCGTGTTGGTGCATCGCTCATAAACACCCTTGCCTAATGTTCTTATTTTGTTCTAGTGTCGCTCTATGCGGTATTACAAGGTCAAACACGGCGTTCGCCTGGTGCGCCACAACGAAAGCTATTGCGTCAAAGACGGCGCTCAGGCCCTCGCCTATTTCTATTTTGAGGATGATGAAATCCGCCGCAACACGCTTCAGCGCCTGCCTGAAAAAGACGCCAAAGGCCTGGCCATGCTCATGGCCGTTGCGCTGGAAGAGCAAGACAAAGAGTAACACTAAATATACAAATATCGTATATTTTACCCTTGATAGAATATCTAAAATCTGTATATTTAGATCATGACAAAGGTTCAGTACAGCAGAGCGGCGCTTAAATATCTGAAAAAGATGCCCAAGAACCGCCGCATCATGCTGCTGGACAGGATTGATGCCTATGCAGACGACCCCAATAGCCAGGCGCATGATGTGAAGCAAATGCAGGGAATGGATATGTTGCGCCTGCGTGTTGGCGATATTCGGGTCATCATGACCTGGGTCGATGGAACACCGCAAGTGCTGCAGGTTCTTAAAATTGCGGCGCGAGGAGATGTTTATAAGCGCTAACGCATGGCGGTCATGGTGAAGATGAAAGAGCAAAGAGCAAAGAGAAACGAGGAAGGTTAGATGGCCAAAAACACACAAGAAAACGAACAGCACGTACCCTTGCCAAGCGAGATTGAGGCGCTGATCATGGACAATGAGGCGCGCTTGCAAGAGCTGGAACACATGCTGACCAATATGGACCTGCCGCGTAAGGTCACTGGCGCTCTGCAGGGCGCAAAGCAAAACAACCAGGACGCGCTGGACTTGATCACCGCACTGGATATCAAACGCCGCATCGACGCGGGTGAAGAACAGGTGATCGATGGGGACGTTGTGCGCGCCTTGGCCATGGGCGAGCATCCAGTACGCGTCTGGCGTAAGCATCGCGGCATGACGCAAAAGCAGCTGGCTGATGCCGCTGGCATGGCGCAGAGCAACATCTCCATGCTGGAGGTCGGCACTCTGCAAGGCACCTTTGACAACATGCGCGCCATTGCCCGTGCGCTGGACATCACGCTCGATGACCTGATCCCCTGGGATGACGAGGGCTCGCCGGACTAGCACTAGGCCGCCCTCCATTGGCCAACCATCGCTTCTGCCGCGGCAATGGCGGCAAGAGACTTCCCGTCAGGATCAATGTTTGGCATGTAATGGTGAAGGCGCACGCCAAAGTCAGGGTGCCCCTTAAACGAATGAGACACCCAAACCCACCAGCCATCATGACCTGGCCGTCGCTCGGCGCTCGGCATCCCGCTGTCTGCGCGCCTCCAATGCGCGCGGCAGAAATGCAGTGGCCTTCGATCGCCGGTGCCCTGGTTACGGTCGCGACCCACAACCTTGTCACCAATTGTCCAGGTGACACGGTGCCATTCTGGCAGCGGTGTGTTGCGGAAGACCCTGGCCGCGCGGCGCCGAGTTGATTTATTTGCGGCCGATCTTTTTACCAGCCTAGGCTCGCACAAGAGCGCCAAAAGAATGTCTAGGCCATAGGTATTTACTATATCTGTGGCCAGCGAGGCGCCTTTATTGCTATGCTCGTTCAAGCGTAGTATGCGCTCTTTAAGGGGGCCGCGTCGCTCGGCAACGTGTACTGCAAGCTCACCCTCTCTCGCATAGTAGTGAATAGAAACTTTGCTTTCGGTTAGTCTCGTAACACGTACAGCGTAACCGGGTAAAGCTGCGCACTCGATCCAAATCGAGCGCGCTGGAAGTTTAAAGCTAAACTCTACACTATCGTCGGGCCTGGCTTTTCTTACAATTTCATCACAGGCGTCCGTTATTGCCTCACTGATAAAAAAGTGCTGCGCGTGAATGATTGACTGTTTGTCAGCGTCGGCGAGTGTCCGAGACTGCCACAGTTTCAATGCCAAAGGACCCATCAGGCCGCCCTCCTCTGGCCGCCTATCGCTCCAAGCGCCTTGGCGAGCTTGCGCAGCGCTGTCTCTGGCGCCTTGCCGCTGCACTGCCCTGCTAGCACCTGATAGCCAGCGCCATCTAGCCGCATCAGTGCGCTGACCGCGTCCTCATGGCTCAGGCCTGCCTTGCCAAGCAGCGCCACCATATCCCCCATCTGCATCATCGATCGGTCTGGCTCCGCCTTCACCCCTGTCAGGGCCTGCTTGCCGCCATTGATTGGCAGGAACATCTCTGGCTGGCGTGGGTCTGGCCGCTTGAGCTTGGATCTGTCTTTGCGGTGGCGGTGCGGCGGCGGTGCGCCTGCCTCGCACGCGCCTAACTGGGTTTTAAATAGTTTATAACTGGGTTCGGGTGACATCCCTGTCACCGTTTCGGGCATCGCTGTGTCACCGTTTACGGACACCGCTGTCACCGTTTCTGCTCCACCGGGCGGCTCTTCAGGCGGTAAGGGTGACAGTGCCGCCACTGTTTCTTGGGCCTCCGCCCCTCCTAAGGGTGACACGGCTGTCATCGTTTTTTCAGGAACGGTGTCTGTTTTTTCAGATAAGGGTGACACGGCTGTCACCGTTTCGCTATCGCTGTGACTGCCACGCTCATGATCATCACCACCGGTGCACCAGCGCGGGTGATAGCGATTACTATTCTGGCGGCCGCCTGGGCTGCGCTCGATCGTAAAATAGCCAGCGGCTTCCAGCTTATTGGTTGAGCGGATGATCGATCGTCGATCGAGGTCCACGCGCCGGGCCAGATAGTCAAACCCTGGGTAAGCGCAGCCCTCCTCAGCGCGCACCATATCCAGCAGCGCCATACCAACACTCACATCGCCTTTGGAGAGGCGCTTGTCCGCCAGCATTGCCTGGGCCATCTGCCACTTATCCAGCAGCCCTCGTGCCTGTCTGTCCGTCACGCTGGGTCTCCTATGCTTTTAAAGCCAGTAATAAGGGTGTTTGGCGCGGCGGGCTTTGCGAGAGCCTCGCCTGATGGCGTGGCTTTTCGCCCTGCGCGCTGGCTTTGGTGCCAGCGTTTGCCAGGCCGCCGCAGCCACAAATAGCCGTCCTGGCGTTTCTTCTGCAGCCGCCCGTGACGTACCGCCCAGCCCAGCGCGCGAAACACCGTGCCAGTGCTCACACCATAAATGGCCCCAATCTCTCTAAAAGCGGGGAACCGGTCGCCTTCCTCAGCTTCCTGAAGCCAAATCTCCAGCTCTTCGGTAATCGCCTCATAACGCTCTTGCGGTGTCATACCGCCACCTCGAAGCCGCGCCGCTGCAGCTCGCTCACCAGCACATCATCGGGCAGCGCGCGCGCTCGGTTTTCAAACTCCTGGGTCAGGAATTTTGATTTGGGGATGCGGTGCACTTCATCGCTGAGGCTTTGCCCCGCCGCACCGCCGCCATGCAGCGCCACGATACCGCGCGCGGTATGCCGCCAGCTGTGCGGCTGTACGCGGCCACCCTTACGCTGACACATGATGTAGCCGGCGTCTTCCAGCCTGCGCAGACCACCGTGAATGGGCGCACGCTCGCGGCCGGTCTTTTGCGTTAAATCGCTGATGCTGGGCCCGCAATGCTGGCGGTGCCAATGGTCATAAATAGCGGTGAGCAAGTCTTTATCACGCGGCGTCATGATCAATGCATCGTGATCGTTGTAAGCTCAGTCGCCACAACGCCTGGCGCGTTCGCCGCCATATAGGCAATAGCGCGAATGAAGTCTGCCCGTTCCAATCCCAGGTCATATTGCTCGGCGAACAGGCACGCCGTATCGGCGGCCGCGACAAGCACAAAGCCTAAAAGCCACACGATCGCAGCGGGCGACTGCTGGTCAATCTCCGCCAGAGCATTCAGCAGGTTTGTTGTTTTCTCCTTCGTGAACGCGGGCGGCACCTGGCCGGCAGCGCCGATCGCGGCGGCCACAATGGCGCGCTGATCTCGGCTCAAGTCACTTTTTTTGAACAAAGGATGATCTGCGATGTCGGTCATGGCCTTACCCCTTTTTTGAAATGAGAACGGGATGGCCGGTCATGGCCTCCACAATGGCGCGCTTAAGGCGGCTCAGCGCCGTATCTGCGCCCTTAAAATCTTCATAGACCTGGCGGCCCAGCGTGCAGTCGAAATAGGCAAAATCGGCGATGTAGGTGGCATGGCGGCCGCCTGGGTAGCCCTCTGATCGGATCAGCACCGGCGTGCGTGCGCCATCGACCTTAGCGCTAAACAGGCGGATGGAGACTTGCCGGTCTAGATCATCGATTTTGCCCGCGCGCTCAAGCAGGCGCAGAACTGCCCAGCGATCATATTCGCCCTGGCTGTCAAATTTCTCGCCCGTATGGGGGTCGACCACCTTCCGGTTACCGAATTTATTGCCGCGCGCCGCCTTGGCCAGCGATGCGCGCACCTGCGCCGCTGTCATCCGCGCTGAGGAGCGGCCCGCCATCAGGCCGCGCCGCCTTCTTCATCCGCCCGCCCCTCAAGGGCGCGCATATAGGTGTCGATCAGATATTCCTGCTCTTCGCGGTCATTGCTGTCCATCGCGCGCAGCTTCATAACCGCGCGCAGCACCTTTGGGTCAAACCCAGCGCCCTTGGCCTCGGCCAACACGTCCCTGATGTCATCGGCAATTTCTTTCTTGCGCTCCTCCAGGTTTTCAATGCGCTCCACAAAGGATCGCAATATCTGCCCGCTCACGCCGCCAACGTTCGTCATGCCCAGTCTCCTCGTTTAATCATCACCGTCTCCGCGCAAAGCCCGCGGCACATAATCGGGAAACGCCACCTGCCCCAAGCGCCAGCGGTCAAACAAACTGATTGATCAGCACCAAAAGCGCGGCGCAGCCCAGGCACAGCACGCCAGCGGCGGCATCCTGGCCATGCGCCGCGCGCCATGATCCCATCACGATCAACGCAGCCGCCGTTCCCATCAGCGCTATTGCCATCCTGCCGCCCTCTTCATTTCAGGCGCATGGCGTTGTCCAGCGTCCTCTCCGGTAGCTTCTTTGGGGAGGGGCTGCGCGCCAGCGAGTGGCATCACCAGCGGCCAGGCCAGCACACCGCTTTGCCTCAGCTGCAGGTTTTCAAAGCGCGCGGCCTGGACCAGCGCAAAGAGGTTGCGCACAGCTTTGACCGGTAATATCCGGCCGCGTTTCAGGCTGTGCCAATCATGGCCATAGGGGTTGTCAGGCCTAAAGCAGTGCCATGATCCAGCGGCACAAATCTCATCGACTTTAAGCGCAAAGGCGGCGTTGTATTTGGCTGCTTCAATCGCATGAGCCCGCGACAGGGCCGCCGCTTCATAATAATGCTCAGGCACATAGTCTTGTGCTTTGGGCCGCCCGCCGCGCTCAGTCATGGAACGCCTCCACCAGCGTCACCAGCGGCCAGGCGTTTTCGCTTGTCTCTTTCAGGCGTACATATTCAAAGCGGCCATCAATGATCTCGGTAAACACCATCTCCAGCGCCTGGGTGGGCACAAAACCAAACACCAGTTCATCCGGATCGGTGGACCAGGCCAGCAGCGCGCTTTGATAAAAGCCCTCTCCAGCGGCCTGCAGGCTTAAAATGCGCTGCGCCAGCGGGTAATGCTGCGACATCACATCGCCCAGCGAGGCCAGGCACGCCTTCATCGCGTCAAAGCTGCCCTCAACTTGGCAGAACACCGTCCGGTCGGTGATGATAGGCTCACTACCGGTCAGATTAACGGCCATGGCTCGGCCTCACACTGTTCGGTGCCTTTGGCCGGTTGCGGCCATCCATGCACACATAGCCCCTCGCCCAATGGCCCTCAGGCAAGCAGCCGCAAAGCACCGCCTCCTGCCCTCCGCAGACAATCAAAGGCCAGCGCTTGCCGCAGCTTTCACATTGGGGCCGCTCCAGCGATATCGCCCCATGAATGCCCGCGCCAATAGGAAGAACCGCGCTCATGCGTCGCCTCTTTTTACAGCTTTGGCCGGTGTGGCGACAAAGGCCTGCACCTGTGCGATCAATTCTTTCAATCCATGCCAAAGGAGCAGCATGGCCGCAGGCGTAAAAATAAAAAACACAAGCGCTTGTGTAATGTCGTGCATCTTCACTGCCCCTGGTCCTCTACAGTTTTCTCAAAGAAAAAATCGGCATGAGACAAAGCGACACCGCGAGCGCACGCTGCATCGAGCAGTATCTGTTGGTGCTTTGAGGGGATCAGGCCGCCAGTACCGCCACGCTCAACGGGATATTTCATGCGATGTACTGAAACGGTGGTGATGCCGAGTATCTCGGCGACGACGCGCGCACCGCCAAACTTCTCAATAATGGTCTCTGCTGGAGTTGTCATAACCCCATAAATTACGTTTACCGTAATTCAAGTCAACCAAAAATTACGTTTTATGTTATAGTTAATAATTACGTATTTAGTAATATGTCGTTCATCGGCTGCGCCGTAATATGGCACCCATGTCAAGGAAACACGAATGGATCAACTCTGCATTGAAGCAGAAGGGAAGCACTCAGCGCGCCCTCGCTGATGCATTAGGCCTGCCACCGCCTAGAGTTTCTGAGATTATACGTGGCGAACGCACTGTGAAGGCGGCCGAGTTGCCAGGCCTTGCAAACCACTTAGACATGCCGCTGCAGGATGTTGTTATCAAGCTCGGTCTAGGAAATACCGCCAGCCTACCCAAACCTAATTTAAGATACGACGACAAACCCAAAAACAAAGACCGCTTGACGGACGTCTCAGCCAAAGCGATCGCTGCACGCCCCGCGCAAGACTTGCCCGTGTACGGGACGGCGGCCGCAGATGACGGCAGCTACATCACAATCAACACCAATGAAGGCCCCATTGAGTACTGCACCCGACCATCCGCTTTACTAAACAAAGCGAACGCCTATGCCCTTTACGTTGTTGGCGAGTCTATGGAGCCGCGGTTCTTTGATGGCGACCGCATTTATATTGACGCCGCAAGGCCAGCGCGGCCAAAGGATGACGTTGTCGTGCAGCTGGTCGACAGCGACGGCCAAGCCGTCAATGCGCTGATCAAGCGCTTGGTCAAAAAAACTAAACAGGCCATCACCCTTGAACAATACAACCCAGCACGCATCTTTGATATTGATGCGTCGCTCGTGGCAAGCATACACCGCGTTCTTACCTATGAGGATTTGGCTGGGTAAGCCTATGGCGATGACATACAAGCAGTCATTTCAAGTGATAAAATGGTGCCTTGTCGCATTTGCAGCCATTATGGCGCTTGTCTTTATTAGCACGATACTCAGTGAAAGCCTGGTTGAATCGCGCGAAATTCCTGAACTTCAAGAGCTTTTGGCCGACGGCAAAGCTGCGCGCGCCATTGCAAGGGCGCGCGAAATGGACAGCCTGGCAAAGCGTAGCGAACCGCTAGCAAAGTTCATTGAGGTAAACATACACCCGCTGGAGATTGCGCATCTGGAAACGGAGCTGAAAACGATCCCTGCCAGCGAACGCATCGAAAATCTGTCTCGTTACCAGCGCCTGCTTGAGCTGAGACCGGATAACGAACGGTACTTGGCGAAAGTTGCCAGATACAGCATCCTAACTGACAAGGAAAAGGCAGAAGCACAGTTCTCGCCATGGGACGGCAGCCATCGCCAGCTTAAGGATATTATTAAGGATGGCCTCAACGACGATGATAGCTTTGAGCACATCGAAACGCGCTATTTCTTAAATGGTCAACGCTTATCAGTTCACATGCGCTATCGCGCCGCTAACGCCTTCGGCGCTAAAATCCAGGCGCTTGCCGTCGCCGACTTTTCCACTGACGGCGCCCTCCTGCAACTTAAACAGCGCCAATAATGAACAAACGCCTCTTTTTCATCGCAGGGGCGGTGGTATTTTTATTTGGCTGCCCAGTGACCCTCAAACGTCATGGCTCTACTCAATCAACTGAAGAAATCAAGCCTACTCAGTATGCTACAACCCAGCGTAGTTAATAGGATCAAGCGCAAGTCGATATCACAGAAGAAGCTTACACACTATTTGTCTTTGGCTTCTTTGAACGCTTCCTGTAACCGGACCATATGCCTTCAGCCAGTCGAAGAGCAATTTGCCTTGTTGCTTCAGCGTCGCCCTTTGCGCTATGTGCGTTTTCGAGCGGAATTTGCTCACGCTCACATGCGCGACCGAGAGCAATCCACCTATATTCACCAGGGTACTTAGGACTAGGTTGTTTGTATGCCTGCGCAAAGCCAAGCATTGCGCAAACGACACTTAGATCCAAAGATGGTGACCGGTGGAGCTTCATTGTCTGCTGCATGACTGTAATATCAAACGATGCGTTATAGATAACGATCAACTTTCCGCTAAGCGCCTTCTGAACCTCTGGGAAAATATCTCCCCAGCTAGGCGCATCCTTGAGCATTCTTTTGCTAATCCCATGAACCTCGGTAGCCTCGCGAGAGATAGGTCCGATGGGCTTTACTCTTTCGTTTAAAAGCACGGTACCGTCGCTAGAGAGTATGGCTATCTCTATCACCTCAGCTTTTCTGCCCAGTCCGGTCGTTTCGGTGTCAAGTACCACCCAGTTTTTGTCTTGAATTAGTTTTGACCAATCAAACTCGGCCCCCGGATACCTTACCTTCTTGGGCTCGTCGTCATCGCCCCCTAAAACAGCAAAAAATACAACGATCAAAACCGCTAAAAACAGACCACCAAAGAAAAACCACCCCATTTTATATGCTCCTAGCAAACCAAACTGGACGCCACATGATACTAATAGATCCCTCTTCTAACTCGTACTCAGGATAGTCCGCGTTCTGCGAGAAGGTACTATAAAATCCTTTTTGTCCGGCACCCATTCGATCTCCTTTATGACATAGCCCTCGCCATCCCAGACGTAAAAAGCGCATGAGGAAGGACAAAGATGTTTGAGTTAAGGATGTGGTTGAGGATGCATTTTCTCTTGACCAAAAGTTACGTTTAACGTAATTACGTTTCTCATAACACAAATTGAGAAACGCACCATGCCAGGTAAAAAGCCACTCCAAATAGAGCCAGCAAAAGGCACGCCGCCCGTGCTGCAATGGATCCCTGTCGATGGGCTCCAAGTGGACGATCGCTACCAGCGTTCGGTTACGGATCACACCAGCAGCGCGCTGATCAAGCGCATTGCGACGGCGTGGGACTGGACCCTGGCGCAGGTGCTGGTGGTAGCGCGGCGCCCAGATAGTGCGCTCATGGTCATTGACGGGCAGCATAGGCTCGCTGCCGCAAAAAGGCGGACAGACATCCCGCACCTGCCTTGTGTCGTCATCGACACCAATTCTATCGAGCAGGAAGCACAGACGTTCTTGAAAATCAACAAAGAGCGCAAACCGGTAAGCGCTCTTGCAGGCTTTCATGCGCTTGTCGCGGCAGGCAATCCAGCGGCCGTTGACATCAAAGCAATCGTGATGGATTGCGGCTTTCGCATTGGCAACCACACCAATATCTCCAACGCACCAGACATGACGCTGGTGTGCGTCGCGGCCCTTACCCGCGGCTATGCCACCTATGGCGAACAGGTGCTAAGGATGACGCTCTCCACCTTTGCCGAGGCCTATCCCGATCAGCAGCACCATTTCGCCGCCACGCTGCTGCGCTCATTGTTTCCCATCTTTAGCGACATCAAGGACGGCACCTGCAGCATCGATCCAGACGTATTTTTAGACGTCCTCGCCAGCAAGGCTGATGATGAATGGTATGAACAGATCCGCAGAGACGCTGGCGACCTGGGTCTTCCGCGATACAAAGCTGGCGAAGCCGTCTTTAAACGCGCGATCGACGCAGCCGTGCGCAAGGCCGCGGCATGAGTTATTGCCGTTGGTCATGTATGCGCGGGATGTGCGATCTATACGCCTACTTGGATCGTGGCGGCGCCGTTGTCGTTCATGTTGCGAGCTCGCGCCCGGAGCCACCACCAGCGGGCCTTGAAAATCCCTATGAGTTTTTGCTTCAAACAGCCGCGAAAGGCGAAAAAATGCCAGCCGGCAAGTTTGAGGCCGTGCAGGCTGCCTGGGACAAGTACGCGGACAATGCGCCCCACACACAGCTTGAGTCCAAATTTGCTGGAAAAGTTTTTACTGTGTGCGACCAAAATGAAGCGCGAGAGCTGTTTACAGACTTTCGTCAGGAGGGCCTGCTCATCTTTCCTGACTATGCGCTTGAGGACATTTTGAATGACCTGCCTGACAATGGTCGCGGCGCATGATCCGTTACAACAACATCGACGGCTATGACGTGACCTGCGATTTTTGCCCCAGCGGACATCAGCAGCGCGTCAGCATCCCGGCAAACAGCAGCAGCCAGGCGGGCGAGACCGCCGTGCGTATGGGCTGGGCAAACATTTACCTCAAAGAGCAACACCACAACGCCTGCCCCAGCTGCGGCGCGATGTTCAATGCGAAGGCCGGGTAGGTTTATGAAACGCTACGACCCACGCCGCGCGCATCGCCGGCCGATTGAGCAGCAAGCGCTCGGCTTCATCTACGCCATGGATGATGCCGCCGCATTTCGCCTCCACACCAGGCTGAAGGAAATGGCGGGCGACGCCAAGACGCCAGGCAAGCAGCGCGCGGCGATGTTTGTCGGCCCGCTACCCAGCGAGGAGATGGAAAGTCTAGAGAGGCAAACATGAAGGAAACCGTCTCATACAAATATTGGCTCGCGCTAAACCCGCGCGGCCAGGCGCGCCTGACTGTCAAGGAGCCGGTCCTTGGCCGCCACGAACGCGCCATGCGCCTTATACTTGAGGTGCCGAAATCCGTCTTTGATACGCCAGTGCTGCAGGCAAAAATCATGCTGCCCGAAGGCCCGCTTGAACCGCCACAAACTGTGGTCGATATCGACAGGCTACACGACGTCATAAAATCAGAAATAGGCCTGGACGTCAGTCTGCACCTTGCGCCAGTAACGAAGGAGCAAACCCCATGAACCGCAAAAACCTAGAAAAGCTGCGCGATTACTTATGGTCATTGCCTGAAGATTATGAGCACTTTGATATGGTCAGTTATTATGCGCGATATGGTACTAGGGTATGGAATGAGCTCACAGCAGATGAAATGGGGCTCGCCGCCACCTATTTAAACCCTTGCGGCACCACCGCTTGCGCTGCAGGCCATGGCCCAGCTGCAGGCATCCCCATACGCCATGATGAGAGCTGGACGACCTATCAACACAGAGTTTTTGCCTTGAACACTAAGGAATTTGACTGGTGTTTTACGGGTAATTGGGATGAAACAGACAACACGCACTATGGGGCTGCCGCGCGCATTGATTGGATGCTCAAGCATGGAGTTCCGACGGATGCTTATGGTCAAATAACCGGTGACGCACCCCTCTGCTATCAGCAGGAGCGACCTACAATCTCAGACCATCTAGCGACCACGAAGGGAGAGAAGGCGTGACCGCAGCGCCGCGCATGCGCACCGTGCGGGAGCGCTACAACAACCCTGATCGCTTGCTGCGCTCGCGCGATGTCTGCGAGCTGATCGGCTTTGCGCGACCGACCCTTTACAAGTTCATACGGGAGAGAAATTTTCCCAAACCGATCGGCATCGGAGATCACTCGAAAAGATGGATTGAAAGCGAGGTCCAGGAGTGGATTGAAGACCAAATAAACGCTTACCGCCTGAAGAGTGATTCTAAGAGGGGGAACAAAACGGGGTCCAAAAAGCCTGGCTGATAATTAGTGCCGCATTTTTAACGACTTATCGGCGGCGATGGTGGTGAGGATAGGATTCGAACCTATGTAGACATACGTCGGCAGATTTACAGTCTGCTGCCTTTAACCACTCGGCCACCTCACCAGTCGCCATCGCATTGCCCACGGAAAATTAGATTCACGCGGTAAGCGCTGCTGTGTATGAAAGATGGCGCAGGGCGTCAACGCCTAAGTCTCACCAAGCCGACAGTTCGTTTAAGGAAGTGCATATATGCGGCAAAAACACACGAAGCGGCCGAGCGAGCATAAACAAAAGCGCAGGCGCACCCCTCCGCATGGCAGGCAGAACGCCGCGAAAGGCAATCAACTGATTCTTTTCGGACGCCACGCCGTCGAGGCTGCTTTGCGTAACCCCAAGCGCACCATCCACTGCGTCTATGCAGCCGCGCGCTATGAAGCCTTCATTCAGGAGCGCCGGGCTCAGTGCACTTTCAAAGTGTCAAACGCGGACGAGATTGGGGGCCTGGTGCCGCCAGGTGCGGTGCATCAGGACATCTGCGCGCATGTTGCGCCATTAGAGCAGCCGGCGCTAGAAACGCTCCTGGCTGCTGCGAGGGATGGCCCGATCGTAGTTTTAGATCAAGTTACCGACCCACATAATGTTGGTGCGATCTTCCGGTCATCGGCGGCGTTTGGCGCGGCTGCCATCATCATGCAAGACAAGCATGCCCCGCAAGAAACGGGCACGCTGGCACGCGCCGCCTCAGGGGCGTTGGAATGCGTTCCTTGGGTCCGGGTTGTCAATCTGGCCCGCGCGCTGGAGACACTAGGTCAGGCAGGATACTGGAGCATCGGACTGGCCGGTGCTGCAAGCACCACACTCCAAGAGGCCGTTCAAGGCAGTGGCAAGGTGTGTCTTGTTTTCGGGGCAGAAGGCGCGGGCTTGCGGCAGAATATCGAAAAGCACTGCGATACCTTGGCAAAGCTGGATATCGACCCGCAAATGGAAAGCTTGAACGTGTCTAACGCGGCGGCGGTCGCGCTTTACATCACGAAACAAGCTGCGCGCCGCTAG